CCCTGTATGTTAAGGAGGGTGTAGCTGCCGGTAGTGGCACTAAGAAGCCGTGAGCCGCCGATAAGCGTGCCCATGCCGATGATATCAATGGGGCGATTAGCGGTGGGTTCTACCGTCCAAGTATTGCTTAAAAGGTAGAATTTAGAACGAAGACGAATTGTGGTTTTGGCGGCAACCGATCCATCATCTTTAACGCAAGCCGCAGCTTTTTGGAATGCCGTAATGTCGTCTGTAGTGCCGTTACCTACAGCACCAAACCACTCAGGATATACTTCGGCAACTCCGCGAACCGAACCGGAACCCTGAAAATGGTGGCTGTCGGGATTGCCGTTAAATTGTGCGTAAATCGTAAGCGTGACGCCAGCAGGCACACTAAATGCCGCAGCCGCATTCATGGACACCACTTTTCCAGCCGGAATAGTCAAATTGCTGGTAACAAGATAGATCCCGGCAGGGAAATAGACTTCTGTATTTGCTGCAAAAGCCTCTTCAATTGCAAAACGGTCGTTTGTAATGCCGTCGCCAGCAGCGTTGTAATTTTTGACGCTAACAAGGCCACTATTTGTATCATTTGAAGTCGCATTTCGCACCGCCCAAACCGTGCGCCCGGTGCTGGTTTGAACGGTCATGCTGAAACTAGCGGCATTGCAGAAGATGCGGGCGGGGGTTCCATTCCGCACAAGATATCCGTTCAACGTGCGGATCGGCTGCGCTGCCGGGATGGTAAGCGCCTCATCCCAATAGACCGGGATCGGGTTGCTTTGCGCATCCAGGTTTGCGGTGCCGATATAGATGTTGCCATTGTTCAAGGGCGCGCCGCTTGTGTCAAAAAATTGCGCGAAAGGGGTGACAATCTCGGTCATTGTGTTTGCTCCGGGCGCAAGTTTTGCGCGGCTTGCGTTGCGCTCATAATCCACTGAATAGCTGCGCTTAATTCACGCGGCGCTGCGGCTTTTTCTGCGAAATCCTGAAAGGCGCGCGATTGCGCCATGCGGCGCGCGGCCTGTTCCATTTTTGGCGCGGATTGTTCCACCGTCGCCTTTGCCATGCTTTGAAACTCTGGCGATGCAAGCAAGGTATCCGCTGCCTTCAAGGGTTCCGACTTGCCCGTTTTCATAAGTGCAGAAGTAATGCCAGCAGCGAGACCAGTGCCAGGCATCCCCATTCCCGTAGTAAGAGCCTCCAATGGTGCCCCGACTGCTGACCTTTGAGCAACCTGGAACACTCGTTGAGCGAGGGTGTCGGCTGGCTGAAGCTGATCACGAATAACATTGATGCGCCCCGTTGTGATGCGTTCCCGCAATGCCGATGAAATGCCATCGGATACCGTCGCCAAGTCGCGAAGCTGCTGACGGCTTTCGCGCGGCAAATTGGACATGATAAGCGTCATGGCTTGGCGGTTTTGCTCTAGGCCCTTCCACCACCCTGCATAGGTCGAAAAATTCAAAGACCCATCGCGCGCTGCTTTGTTGAATGCCGATGCCAGTCCAGACGCCATAACTTGCTGGCGCATGTCTTTCGGAACCGCGTTGATAAACTCCGCAAGCTTGGTTACATCGCCTTTGGTTACGCCTTGAAATGCCTGATCCATTCGCGCCAAAAGCGAATTGGAAAGATCGCGACCAAATAGCGCCACCATGTCATCCTCAATGCCCTTGCGCTGGCGCACGATGGCCTTAGCGGTATCGCTCAAATCTTTGGCGCCAAAACGCTCCGCAACGGCATTAAGATCATCGGTCAATAGGCGGTTGATCTGTTTTGCAAGTCCGGTGTCAGCATCTTTAAAAGGCCCTTGCCCGCGCGTTGCCCGCCCCGATTCGCGGCGCAAATCATCTGTCAAGGCATAGGTCGGGCCAGTGCCGTCATCCTTTGGCGAAAGGCGCGTCAAGATACGGCGCTCAAGAGAAGTTAGGGCCGCGCGCTCGCCGCCTAAATCTTCAAGGCGCCGATTGATGAATTGCAGCGTGCTTTCTGGCGTGGCCTGAGTGCGGGCTGGGATCACCTCGCGCAAGCGATTGTAAAGCTTATCCGCCTTGGCCTCCATTTGCGTCACGGTATCTTGCAGCGCCGTTTTCACGGTCGCGTTAAGATCGGCGCGCGGCATCCGGCCAGCGTCATCAATAATGCGCGTGGCGCGTTCTGCGACGGCCTGCAAGCCTTTGATCTCTTGCTCCCGCAGCGCGGAACTTGGAACGGACTTAACCGCCTGAGACAGCTCCCTAAAGGCTTGCGATGTGGTCACATGATCGGGCTGCAAATGCTCCGCAATGCCAAGCCGTTGCGCGGCTGCCATAGTCTCAGGGTTTGGCGCAGCAGCCTCGGCAAGCCGGGCTTGTGCGGATTGACTGCCCATGCCACCGCGCGCCGCCGCGCGTGTTGCTTGCACCATTTCATCCCCCGACATAGCGGGCGCAGCCGGGCGTGGCGCGGCTGGCGCGGCAGGCGGAACCTCGGGCGCCATTGCTGCCCCAGGCGCGGCAGGTCGCGGCGCAGCAGGTGGCGGCTCAGGCATGGCGCCAGCGCCCGGCATGGGCGGCCTAGCGGCGGCACCAGGGCCAGCCGGGCCAGCGGGCGGAGGTTCAGGTGCGGCAGCGGCAGCGCCAGCCGGTGGCGGGCTTCCAGGCCCTTGTGGCGGCAATTCTGGCGCAGCTGCAGCCGGGCGCCGCAAGCGCAGCCGCTCCAGCGTGGCATTGGCAAGCGGGCCAATACCGGGAAGCACTCGCGCGGCGGCAGGAATGGCGCCACCAAGCGCGCCAGCAAGCGCAACGTCCTCGGGGTTAAACTCGCCGCCGGTTAGGGCTTGTGTCGCCTCAATCCCCAATTGCGTGGCGCCGGTAGCCAATACGCCGCCCGTGACCGTTGTGGCGCGCCCTGCAGGCGTAAAGGCAAGCGCGGTGCCAGCAACACGGGGAATGTCGCTCATGCGAAAGCCCGGCTGAATGGCGTATTCATTGCCATCAATGCTTGACCGCATGATGAAATTGCCGCGTTCATCCTGCCGCACCTGAACGCCTGGAAATTGGCGCTGAATGACTTGCACCGTTTCTGCCGGTCCGGTTGCCATGGTGCCAAGGCCGGCAAGAAAGCTGCGACCGGACATGGTATTCAATTCGGGCATGGTCGCCCAATCCGGCAAAGTGCGGGTCGCCTCAGTCTCGCGCTCGCTGCCCGTCACGGCGGCAACCGCACGATCCACAAGGCCAAACTCTGTTTTTCCTACCTCAAAACCTTCCGGCACCTTAATTGCGCCACGTTCGACAAGGCGCTCAAAGTGAACCCGCTCGCCACGGTTCATCCTGCCGCCGGTATAGGCGTCAAGCAAGGATTGCGGCGCCTGGGCGGCTTGGCGCGCGGCTTCATCGGATACCTCGCCAAGCAACCGGAACCCGGTCGGCACCGCAATACGGCGCTCCCGCACCGCCGCTTCGATAGCTGCGCCTTCCTCTGGCGTCACCTCGCCGCGTTCATATGCTTGCAGCATTTGGCGCGTGGGATCATTGGCCGGCGCGGTCAGTGTTTCCGCAACCTGGCGGGATTGCGCGGCGGCAGGCGCTTCCTGTTGCTGGCCTTCGCTTGCAATCCGGTTAAATCCCACCATTGTGCGGTTGATGTAAGATTGCGTGACTGGCCCCCAATTCCGCCGATTGGTGCCGCCGTGATATTCGCCGAAGGCCTGCGCGAGATCGCCCCCGTTGCGTTGCAGTTTTTCTTGAAGCAAAAGCGCCGCCGCTTCTGCGGCATTGTCAGGGCTTAGGTAAGCGTCAACCCCATATTTTTCCAATACAGCATTGCGGGTTTGCGGGATAATCTGAAACACCGTCCGCGCGCCAGCCGATGAAACGCGGTCATTGGGCGTTCTTTCGCCAAACTCCACCACCGCACGCAAAGACCCGGCAGGAATGCCGACGCGCTGCTCCGTTCTGGCGATAAGATCGCGCCAGAACGGATCGCGGAAATCATTCGGCGGGGCTTGGCGGGTTTCTGACATTATTGGCCCGCCGGCGGTTGCACAAAGCGACTCAAAATAGGATCATCTTGCAAGGTTTGCATGTTTTGCTGCGCTTCAATCCTTGGCGTGATCACGCGGCGGAATGCGCTTGACATATCGGCACCCGCCGGGATGGTCACGCCGTCAATCTCAAAGCTTCGACGGGCGCGGCCCATAGACCCGCTATTGGCGTCCATAAACATGCCGCGAAAACGGTTGTAATCGGCTTCATAGGCGGCAATGCGTGACGCGGCGGCAAGGAATTGCTGAATTTCCTCTGTTGATCCATTTTCGCCGGGAAATCCAGATGCAATAAGTTGAATGTCCCTATCCGTTGCGGGGCCAGGTGGGAGCGCCCGCACCACTTCGGCGTTACGAAGGCGAACAAATTCCCTCAGAAGGCGCGCATATTCAGTGCTTCCACCGAAAAGCTCAACAAACCTTCTTCCGCCACGGCCTAATTGACCTAATGAACCCGTAGTATCATCCCGCACTGCGGCGGTTATCTTGTCATTCAATTCCGTAAGCTGCCCCGCCCGCGTCCGCGCCGCATCGGAAGCCGTAAAGGCTTCATTCACCCGCACCGTTGCGGCGTCAGACAAACCGGGGCTTGCCTCGTTCCTTGCTTGCGCCACTGCGCGCGCTGCCTCGGCGCCCGCGCGAATTGGCGCCGCGCCAGCCGTGGCCTCTTCCGTAGTGGCCTGCGCTTGCCCGCGCCGCACATCACTCGGAAGCATCGAAACGCCTTTGAAAGTCTCGAAGAACTTATCCGGCCCCATGTTCGCGGCAAGCACTCCGCCGATTTCAAGCATTGCCATACCAGGATTGATGCGCGCGGTCTCGGCAAGCGTCCGAAAGCGCCTGGCCTCCCCGGTGCGGCCTGAATTATCCGCCGCCGTCGCCATTTCCAAAAGACGCTCGCGCGCAATCTCAGGATTACCGCTTGCCAATGCGGAATAGACCGGCATGTGGGATGAAATGCGCCCGGTGCGCTCCGTTTCGGTCACGCTCTTCAAAGGCTCCTTCAGCTTATCCGCAAGCGAAGGAAATTGGATCATGGTGCGCGTGATGTTTTCCGTGGTCGGATTGGCCGCCAATTCGCCAAGCGCCTGCCGCATTTGTTCCTGAGACTGTTGCTCTTGCTGAATGCCCAAAACGCCTTGCCCAAGCTGCAATCCTTGCACAAAGGATTGCTGCGGGTTTGGCATGTTGGCCAAATAATTCGGCGGCTGGATGGATTGGCTCATTATCTAATTCCTAAAATTCTTCAATCGGAGCAGCAGGCAAATTTGATGTTGGCTGCGCGTATGCGCCAATACCGCCGTAATTTAGTGGCGGCCTTGACCCACCAAACAACCCGGACCTATTCAACATGAAAGCCGTGCCCGCCGCTTGCGGAATGGCGCCGCTCAGGAAACCGCCATAAGCGCCAGCCTGCCCCAAAATGCCGCCCGCCTGCGCTGCGCCAGCCTGCGCGCCTAGGTTCCCGATGTTCGCCGCCGTCTGCAAGCCTGCCGCCGCCTGCCGCGCCGCACCAGCCTGCCCAAGCTGCGCCACGTTCAATTCAGTTTGTGCGCCAAGCTGCGTCAACCCCCCAAGGCGGCCATAAGTGCGCTCAATCTCGGCATTCAGCATCGCCGGACGAAACCGCGCCAGCGCCGCTTGCACATTGCCGCCGCGCAATCCGCCCGTTGCAGATGCGTTTTGCAAAAGCGCGTTTTCGCCCTCGGTAATTTGAGCGCGAAAGATTGGCGATGAATTGATCAGGTCAATCTGTTCCTGTTGCGCTTCCGGCCCCAGCGTTCCCGCCAGCGCCTGTTGCCGGCGTAATGCGGGCGCTCCTGCCGCCGCGTAGGGTTCAAGCCCGGTCAAAGCGCCGTAACCAGCTTCGACATAGGGCCTCATCAACTCATTGATCTCTGCAAGCTGCCTTTCTTGCGCGGCCATGCCTTCACGCGCCACGCCCGCTTGCGTGCTTGCTGCTCGCCCGGCAGCTTGGCTTTGCATGTAAGCGGAAACACCGCCAACCGCTACCGTGCCAATCGCAATCGCTGCAATCGCACTCATTGTTCAATCCTCTTTTGCGCGTGATGATCAAGCCAAACATCGCTCTTTTCGAAAAGCATATCTTCCAGCTTTTCAATGTCGCGTTCTTCCGTGGCGTAAATGTTCCAGAAAACACAATCTTCCAGAACGCTTGCCAGCTTACGGCCAGGCGGCGCCACAAACTGCATTGGCGCGCGCTTGATCACCACTTCGCCATTGTCATCGGTAAAAATAAGCGCGCCCTTGATAATCACGCAAAGATGCTCATGCTTGTGCCGATGCCCAAGCACAAGCGCGCCGGCAGGCAAGATCACTTCACGGATATAGATGCCCGGGCCGAAATAATGTGCCAATGGCGCCTCAGCTTGCGGAACGCTTAAAAGCAAGCCTTCCACAAAGCTTAAATCGCGTTCACTGTGCGGAATGTGCGAAACCTCAGACATCGGAACCCCCTAAAGGATGGCCGCTGGCCGCCGGATGTCTCAGCGCCCCAATTATCCCCAATTGCGGCCAGTTTGCAAGCATTACGTGATTTCCCGCCCGCTGGCCCGAATGGTCAGGCTGGTAGCCGCCCCGGCCAATGTGCTGATAAACCCGCCCGGCTCCAAAACCTGGCCCACCAATTCCGGGCAAAGATAGGTCTCGCCTGGCACGATGTTCTTTGCGCTCAACACCAGATTGGAAGCGCCAGCCGACCCAGCGGACGCCACCAGATTGACCGCAAGGGTCACATTGGCCGCGCCGGTATTTGTCACGGTGAACTTGTCAATAATGGTTCGACACGCAGTTGCCGTATATTGCGTGGTTTGCGTGTTTTCGGCCTGCTTTGCCGGGATGATGTTCTTTACGGTCACGGCCATGGGTCAGGCTCCGATGTTGTTTGAAACGGTCAGAATGACCGATGGAATGCCGGGAATGGGCGCCACGGCGGGAAACGCCGTGATCTGGCACGAAGTGTCATCAACCGCCCACATCAGCTCGAAATAGTCGCCAGCCTTCATGCGGGTCAGGAAATTCCAAGCCGTCACCAATTCGGCATTGTTGCCCTGTATCCGCACCCGGCCCGCCGAATTGGCAATGTCCGCGCCGTTCACCCTAATCCAGAAATCGAAAATCCCGACACCGCCGGCTGTCTTGTCAAGCTGCGCCGAAAACTGGAAATTATACACACCCGGTTCATCCACAAGAATGCGCGATGTAGGGCTGCCACGATAGACGCCCTCGCTTAGATCGGTTGTATTGAACGTGACCGCATAGGCGGTATTGATCGCCGCCGCCGTTTGGTTGGTTGTGTCATAGAAGGAACCGAACCGCGTCCGCTTGGGCGGCGTGATCGGCGGCGCCACGTCATCAGGAAGCACCACCGGCAAGCGCGGCGGTGCATAGGCCATCAATTCCAAGCTATCGGCAATTCGGGCAAGTGCATCATTGGCTTGCGTGGCCTTGGCGTCCGCCGTCCCCGCGTCAAGCGATGCCTCTTGAACCAAAAGCGTCAGGGCGGAAATTTCTGCCGGCGTCAGGTCCGTCGCTTGCGTGAAAAGCGCCTCAAATTTACGGATGCTGTCATCATCCGGCAGGAATGCGGCAAGCTGGTTCCGGTTAAAGCGGATGCGCGTCATACCGCAAGCGGCTCCACGCTCGCCTCTAGCCGCGCCACGGGCAGGCGCGCGTCACTGGTGCCCTGAAAGCGCTGGATGCGCCAATTCCGCATTATGCCCTGTTGGTGCCATACCGCGCGCTTATTCAAGGCGCCAAAGCCATTCAGGGATAAGCGCCGGTCTTGGCTCCAATTCTGCCCGTCAACGCTATAGGAAGTGGTCACAACCGGATCAACGCCGAACACGGCATAACCCGGAAGGCAAACAAGCTCCAAGTTATGCACCACCGCGCCCCGGCTTTCGTTGTAAAGGATCGCGGTCTGAAACTGCCACCGCACCTTGGCGCCGTAATGATCGGCGCGGTCTATCGTTAGATAGCCGTAGCCATTGCTGGCAGGATCACCGCAAAGCCATTTGTCATAGCACCACACGAAGTTGCGCGCCCGGTATTGGGACAGGCCTTCAAGCGAAGATGTCAGGATGAACCATGTTTCTTTTTGCAATGCCGAACTCGCCACGGCGTCAAAGACAAGCGTCTGATCTGGAAGATGAACGTAAAGGTATTCATGCGCGCGGTCGTTCCTCGCTTCAAGCAAAACCTCCGTAAGTTGTGTTTCTGAATATTCGGCAAGAACGCGGTCAATCTCTGCCGTGCTGATCTTGCGCGCGACTGAATTGGTGCCAAGGTAAATGCCCGGCGCCTCATTCCGCGCCGAACCAAGGAAGGCGATGGTTTCCTGAAACACGCAACACGCGCGGGTGCCGACGCATCCTTTCTGGATTTGCCCGCCAGGGTTTCTGAAAAAAGGGAAATTGTCCCCGCCTTTGTTTTCAAACACTTCAATCGTGTGGCGGTTTAACGCATAGACCTCGTTTCGCAGTTTCAGCAGCGCCACGACTGGATCAGGATCAGCTTCGGCGCTGCCATATTTCAGGGGGTCAACCGCAAAAGGATCGCCCAATTCCGTCACCACCAGAAATTCGCCGTCCGTGGTCATGAAATAGCCGTCCACCCAAACCACGTCCAAAACCGTGCCCAGGTCGCTATCCGTCACTTGTTGCAGCGTGGCGCCATTATAAAGATACAGGCGCCCGGCGGATGCAATGGCCAGATAGTCGAAGGAATAATCGAAAGTTGCCAGCTTGGCGCTTGTGCCCACCTCGCCAATATCGGTTAGGCTCCCATCGGCGGCAATCCTCACCAACCGGGAACCCATGACGCGGTAGCACTGACCGCGCCATTCAATCCCGGCCCGATCCACGCCCGGCCCCGCGCCCTGACTGACAAGCCCCTCAGCCGGGCGCAGATAGCCATTGGAAATCCCCTGCGGCATGGGCACCGGCGCCATATTGACCGGGTAAGCAGTCCTGAAATCCGGGCTGCTATCCGTATAAACGCCGGTCAGGATCGGGATTTGCACTCAAACCCCACCTTCGCCGGGCTGAATGTGAAGCGTTGTGCCGGCGGCGCTAATGTGTGCCACGTTGCCTTCGCCTTCGCCTTTGGAAAGGATGATTTCAGAATTAGACCGCAACGGCGTATCGGCAGTTGTTGCCGTTTGCGGGCCGATGCCGACCCGCACATGGCAGATATTGCCGCCGCTATTCACAAGCCGCACGCTTTTCGCCTTTGGGTCAATAGTCACCTCTGCCGATGTGGCGGCAGGCGTTACCACCTGATTACCGCCACGGGCAGGGTAGAATGGTGCGCGAATGGTCATATCTTATTCCTTATGCCTTCATGATAAGCCAATTGGTTCCATCGCTCACAAGCTCGGCCCAATTCCCCGCCGTGCCTGATACAATGGCCGTGCCCGCCGCGCCGCCCGCAAGCGGAACTACGTTTGAAGATGCGCTGTTGATCGCCTGCGCCTGAATGGTTTTCAGCACCACCACGCGCCCGGTATAACTTGAAGCCGCTGGCAGGGTCACAACGCAAGCCGATCCCGCCTTGTTGTTGATGATGTAATCTTCTGCATCGCCAAGCGTAAAATCTGCCGTTTTGGTGACAGGCGCAGCGCGGCGCAAGCCGGTAATGGTCGGCGCGGTGCCAAACACCGCCGCTCCGCTGCCTGTTTCATCGGTAAGCGCAGCCGCCAAATTGGTGCTGGATGGCGTTGCAAGGAATGTGGCCACATTGGCGCCAAGGACGCTTGCCAAAAATGTTGCCATGCCGGCGCCAAGGCCGCTGATACCAGTCGCCACGGGAAGGCCAGTGCAATTCGTCAAGGTGCCGCTGGCGGGCGTGCCAAGCGCGGGCGCAGTCATCACCGGCGCGGTCAAGGTCTTGTTGGTCAGCGTGTCAGTTGTCGCGCGCCCAACAAGCGTATCTGTGGAAGTCGGCAGCGTCAGGGTGCCCGTGTTGCTGATGCTGCCAATGATCGGCGCAGTCAGCGTCTTATTGGTCAAGGTTTGCGCGCCCGTGGTCGTCGCCACCGGCACGCCACCGGCTTGCACAACGCCAGTACCCTTGGCCACAAGGTTTAGGTTGATATTCGTGTCACCGCCGGTTGCACTCAGGCTGGGCGCGCCGCTCGCCGCCGCATTGGTAAGCGTGACCTCATTCACCGCTGCCGCTGCGGCAGAAACGCGCAAAAGCTCGTTGCCATTCACGTCATTGATCGCGGTGGAAAGCGTCAGGCTGCCAAAGTTGGAGCCGGTATTGCTTGAAAGCGTATACCAAGTGGCCTGCAAAAGATTGAAGCGGATCGTGAAAAACCCGCCGATGCTTAATGCCCCAGGCACACCAAGCAGTGTCGCGCCGTTTCCATTCACCGTTAGCGCGGCAATGCTTTGAGATGAAACGACAAGGATTTCTTGCCCGTCAAAGCAGGATGCAACAGGCGGTAAGGTAATGGTGCCTGCCG